TTGACCCTGCCAGATATCCGGAGCCAAAATGTAACTTTCCACCATCAGGAACGGCATTCCCGTGCACTTTAACTGCTACCAGGTCGGCATCAGCGACTAAAACATCAGCCGTAACATCCCCTAAAAGTTCGCCAAAGGGTAAGAAATGACTTGGATCTTGCTGACCGGAGAGAGAGCCTACATAGGTTACACCACCGATTGCATTAGCTTTTTCGATGTATACCGGGTCTCCTGCACTCATAACTTTTGCTATACCATCGTTTGTGCCATCAGAAACGCATCCCCGTACAGGCAGGAACCAAATCCCTTCGGTATCTATTGTGATTAAATCTGTTGCGGCGACTGCACTTGTCAGAGCAACACCTATGATGCCATTTAAGGCAGTGCTTACAACGTAGCACGGATCACCATGATTAACTAATCCATCGGAGTGATAGGCATGAACTAACAGGTTTTCTTCGATGGTTACATACCTGCCTTCATAAGTGCTGGAGACTTCATCCCCAGCGGTTTTTCCAGTTGAAAGATATAATGCTGGCATTTATTTGCCCTCCCTATAATTTTTATTTACCTTCCCGTTACAAAAGTGTTTATCTGTGCTTCTGTCCACTCGGGATGTGAACGCTTAGCACTTTCTTTGAGTGCCTTAATTGAAGCATCTGAATCAGATTGTGATACACCCAGACCCTTGACCTTACCGGCTTCGGTTAGTTTGGCCAGATAATCGCTCTCGGTTTTGATAGCAACATCAACCCCGTCAGCTTTCTCCGCTTCTTTGAACTGTTCGATCAATTTTGCCTTGGCGACTTCGGGTAGCGTTGACTTGTTCACAGCCTCTTTTATAGCGGCTTGTGCTTCAATCTTGGCTTTGCCTTTTTTCTCTTCGGCAATTTTGGCTTTCAGTTCTGCTGACTCTTTAACCAGAGCTTCGTTGTCCTTTGTTAGTTTATCTAACGCTTCGTTTGTTTCCATAGTCTTTTTGACCTCCACTTTATTTTTATTATCATATTCGGCTTTGATTTCCGTTTCGATTTCCTTTATAAGGTCAGGCCGTGTCTCTTTGAGTTTGGTTAAATCCATTAAATAAGCGTCAACTATCTGTACGCTTTCGTGTAAACCAGCCTGACCGCCAGCACCTGCCTCAGTCACAAAGTCTACTGATTTGAATGGATAATCAATAAGCCCTTCCACTGCGAATGTTTCCACTCCGTCAATCTTTTGTCGAGAACCCTTACCGACGCTATTGATAGACACACCGAGTTTATTCAGTGTTCCAGCTTCGTAAAGACCCTGTACCATGTCCTTAAACCATCCGGCGTGAATACGGGCGTTGCCATACGAGCAACCATCTTTCGGTGATACGTGAACATTTTCTACTGTAGATACCCAGTCTCTAATATCCCTTTCAGGTCTTTCTTTCTCTTCGGTCTTTGTGGCGTGATTCGCATATTGTTTGGCACCCTCGAAGATTTTCTTTGTGTCGCTAACTGCGTTTACTCCATAATGCCTGCCTTTAGTAGCATTAAACCCAGGCTGAAGAATACGTATAGGCAGGATACCCTTTGCAATGTTTTCCGCAGTAACTTCAGCCAGGGGAATTTCTATTGATTCGTGAATATAATCTCTCATTAAAGTCTCCTTAACCCATTTAGGGATATCATCATCGGCACTACCGTTCTTACGATACGCCTCTCTTATTAACATTTTTAACATTGGTATTTCTTCAACAGGTAAATCTACCTTCTTACCGGCGAACCCCCCAGGGCTTAGATATGCCGCTGCCTTTTGCGGTTGTGATTGAACCATTTCTTTAAATTTATCCAATGGGCTTAATTCTGCGGATTCCTTCGGGTTATGGTCTGCTACCCATTCTTTAGCTTTATCCATTGTCCAATCCTTTTTATCAAATAGATAAGTCGCCACCTGTTTATCGTCTCCACAATAGAGGGCTTTTATACCGTCTTTCTTCGAGATATCAATTGTAGCGGTTATTTTACATTCCCTGACTGGTATTCTTACGTAATCTTCTGAAATTTCTGGCATATATTCCTCCTAAGTTTTGGCAATTAAACATCCCATTATTATCGATACCCCTATAAGGACTATTAATAATAGGGAGTAAATAAAAATATCGCCATTCCGTTTAGACCTTTTATATTCTGGCGTTTCAACACCCGTATCAGTATCAATTGATGGTTTTGAGGGTGAATGAGTCATATATTCCTCCTTGACGGTCTATCTCTTATAGGTATATACTTATAGATGAGGTGGCAAACAATGAGCGAAACAGAGATAATGACTATATTTAAGGAGATTGACAAAGTAAGAGTTGCAGACACTTGTTATTTACTAGGGTTTCTTAGTTGGGAATATTATTGCAAAATAACCGATAGTTTTGAATCCTTTAAGCAAAATACTTTGTTCTGGAATATAGTAAATGACTAAAATAATTATAGTTTGTTCTAGCCTGTGTGAGTTATCAGAGTTTACTATCAACGAGATAGATGCTGTTTATTGTGATTTTGGCGATAAACTAGATTTAGATGTTGGTGAAGACGGTGACAATTCTGAGGGCACGGATGATTTATTTTGTAAGAATATGACATTTATCCCTAAACCCGCAGAGCGGAATATTCTTACTAAATATAATATCACAGAAGACGAATACGATGAAATAACAGCAGAATTGACAGATAAACTATCTTTCGGCGGTTGTAATTTATGTGACTAAACTTCTAACATAACTGGCAAAATATTACAAGTACACCCGGGATGGATGTCATATTGCGGTGTGGGGAAATCATCTGTCACGGGAATCGCACCCACCGCCGCATTATCCTGACAGTCTCCACAATTCCCAGATAAACCACCTGAACCCAGTAGCCATTCTTTTCCTGTAACGCCCATAGCCTCCATTCTATCCTGCGAGGCGTGGAACAGTGCATTTCGAGTTTCCGTTTTAGCTATTAATTCAGTCCTATATTTAGACATATATTTAAATTCTGCTCTGATATCCCGTGCTAATCCTGGGATCCCTCGCTTGTTTTGGATACCGTCACTGATTATCTGTGCTATTTTTTGTTTGCTTTCAGTGGTCATGTGAGTAACTAACTTAGCACATTGGTCTCTGGCATAGTCGATTGCCTGCCTCATCGGCGGCCCCTCATACTTTATAGGAATTCCCAGTTTAGTCTTACCGAAGGAAATAACCTCAGCACTAGCCGATAGATAGACTTCTATATAGTATTCGGTTAAATCAGCTATCAGTTTGGCTTGTAGAGCCTTTAGAATAGGGTCTATGATTTCATCCGACTCTTCGGATAGAACCTCTTTGATATTATTGGTATAAATAGAATCTATTTTGTCATAAGGAAACGCCTGTTCTAATTTATTGAAATAATCAGCCAATATTTCAGTAGCCTTTTTTATCAGCTTCTTATTCTTTGGAGACATGATGGAAGCAGGCACCTCCGCTTCCAATAGCATAACTATCTCATCTATTAAATCAAGATTGTTTGACATTCTTATTTCCCCATTTACGTTTTATATCTTCAGGGACCGAGAATATACTACGAGGTGGTTCACAAGGTATTTTAATTGTATAATAATCAGCAACTTTAAACTCTGAAACTATAATCCCCTCTGATTCAATTGGTTTTAAAAAAACAGCGAAGGTAAACTCAACCTTCCCGTAATCTCCGTCATCTACAATATCAGCTATTTTACGGAGGATATCGGAGATTTCCTTCCTTTTTGATTTATTTTCTGCAATAGTTTTTAAAGTTTTAGTTTTTCTCATTTTTGGGTTCCTTTATTATCGTTCCTGCGCCCTTACAGTTAGAGCACCATATCCGGATTAACCCGCTTTCAAATTCCCGTATTCCCGTGCCGTTACATACGGGGCAGGTTGTCTTTTTACTTGCCATTTTTCTCCCTCTGTTGAATTGCTTCTTTTAATAATTTCAATGCGTTTGTTATTTTTATATTTGATTCAAAGGTTTTAATTTCTGGGACAGGAGTAGTAACAGATGTATTACCCGTCTGATTTTGTATTTCAGTATTAGCCGAGTTATTATCTTTCTTCTCATCGGCTTGTTTATCCAACTCGTCCAGTACATCCGCTGTATTGTTAATACCCAATGCCAATAATGCCACCTGTTGCACATCCCTACTGTCTGCAAACTCTGGGAAGGCTGCAATAATCTGTTGTAATGCTGTAGCGGCCGCCGTAGCGTCTTCTGGAGCTATGGCAGGGAAGTCTCTATCTATTGGGGTCATAGGGTCAATCCCCATGTGTTCTAAGACAATTTCGTCTACGTCCTTAAAATTGTCATTCCAAAGAGTCTGATAAGATTGGAACATTTTCATCATCGGTAATTCAACGGTTTTTGCTGTTGCCAAGTTACCTATTGAGATATCCCCAAAGTATTGTTCAGGGATTCCAACAGCAGCGGATATCTGGAGTTTAAGCATCCTGCCGTCTTGATAGGCTCCACTGGCGTTCGAATCGGTCCTGATAGGTTGCATATCTACACCCATATTTTCAACGGAGACAGAACCGGCGGGGACTGATACATCATTTAAAACTGTCTTAGTTGCGGCAATAGAAGCGGATCCACCCTGCACTTTGGCCTTCCATGCGAATCTTGATAACGCTAACATAATGGCTACACGTGAGGCAAGGAAGCGTCTGTACTGTTTAATCCATTCTAAGGCAGGCATTAACAGGGGCATCCCCCGACTGCCTATAGTGTTGATTGTTAAGTGATAGACTACAACGTCATTTTGAGTAGCTTTAATTATATTGCCAAAGGAATCTAAACAGCCGTCATCATCAGGGTTAAGGTGGCTGCAATAATAATCGGTATGAATCCTGTTGAGTGTGTCTATCCATTCTCTTTTATAATAGCGTGGATTCTCTCTATCGTCTGGGTCAGTTATAATCTCCGTGATTTCAAGCGGGTCAATACGTCTGATTTTAACCTCAGCGCCTAAAAATAAAGCGAAGAATATCTCACCATCAATTAAAAGTTTATCTGAATTAGTCCGTTGCCCTTTAGCGGATAAAATACATTGGTTGGCTTTTGCTCCCCAATATGAATCAAGCGTCTTCCTGGCGGGTTCGTCATCACACTGCCAGGCCATACCGGTGCCGAAAGTATAATCAGTCCATAATCTAATAGCCTGTTTAGCAAGTGGGTCTTTTGCCCAGTAGAGACGGGATTGTTTGACGGTCTCAATACGTGCGGCGTCTGTTATAATTTCAGGGCTAGAAGTGCTTTTTATCCAACCGCTATCTTCTATTTCAAGTTCCTGCTCCACTGATATATGAGCTTCTTTTAATAATTGTTCTAATTCATCCAACATTTAATACCTACCTAATATCGATATTGTAGTTTGACATTGTATCGTAGACTATTCTGACTTCTTCCGGTTCGATATCCCCGCCCATTAATCCATATCTCAATGTATCAACTGCATGATCGTTTTCTTTTACAGGTGCATCTTTAATCGATTTGTCATTCCAATGATACGATTCTAATTCGTCAACTAAGTGCGGCGCTAAACAGTTTATAAATAACGTACCAGCCCGCCAACCCTCAATGACCTTGTTAATCCCGGGTAACACGGCGTTTATTGCCGCCGTAGCGGGTACACCGGCACGGATAAACATCTCAATATTGTTTGGTTCGGAAGGGTCGCAATAGAATCGCTCTATATGGTATTTGTCTCTTAATTCTTTGGCGATTAATACCCATTGATCAACTGTAACTCCTGTTTTGTATTCCTCATGGATTATATAATGCCTTTTATCGTTATCCTCGGCGATTACCAGAATACATCCGGGAGCCACAAAGCCCCAGTCTAAGCCAGCGATGACTTTTCTCCAACCTTTAGTTACAGAGACTATGTGTTTTGTTCTTTCGAAGTCCGAATATATAAGCCCCTCAGGTCGCTCGAACGAGGCTTCGTATCGCATTTTGAATATTGAGGGATTGAGTAATCGTCTCGCATTTTCTACTTCAGCTAACGGGAATCCAGGTCTATCACATGACCGCCACTTTTCAACGTGGATTAAATCACCGGCTTTGTCTGCTATCTCTGTCTTTAACCACCCCATATTGTAGGGTGTAGTGGTTAATAGCTCCTGCCCCGCCATCATAGAGCGTCTCTGGAAGGCTGTCTCGTGTGCCGATAGCGCCATCATGCCGGGTTCGTCTAACCAAGCCCCCCTTACCGCAGCACCTTGCATTGTATCGGGATTATCAGCAGAGGCTAGATAAATTAAACCGAAGTCCGTCTTGACTATTTTGTCCGTTGCTTTGTAATCTGGATGGTGTCCGGCCATCTCAAAGTATTTTATTAA